TGGTAGCCCTAAAGAGATGGCTAAAGTTTTTAACCTGACTACCATCAATGCGGTGGCAGTATCATTGGGCATGACGTGTACGAATGGAGATAAAACTCCTATTACGAAGGAGACGCAACCATTTGATAAATTATCGTTTATTAAGAGGCATTTTAGGCAACACCCCGTTCTAAAGGGGTATGTTGGTGTGTTGAGTTTAGATACTATTCTCAACACTTTGCAGTGGGTCGATGAGACCAAGGACATCGAAGAAACCATGTATGGTAAGATGCGGTCAGTCCAAGTGGAGGCGTATATACATTCTCCAGCGTTATTTACACAGCTTACTCAAGTCATGAGCGAGCAGTATCCTTTTGCACCGCTATTTAGGCCGGAGCAAGTTATTAAGATTTTGACATCGCCAGATGGTTATGTTGAAGTCATGAGAGGTTTAGGAAAAGACATGTCTTTCTTAAACAATATGTAGTCGAGTGAACGACGTTAAATAAACCTTGTTGAACAGGGTGGTAACCTATAACCGCTTGTTTGTTATTCAGTTATAATGGTGAGTACGATGTTAACCAGCTAGAGGCAAACAAGCAGCAATTTTATCGGTTGCACGTAATGGTAATATAAGTGTGTAAAATTAAACTTACTACCCAAATGCAAAATGTAGATACACAATTTATGGCAAAAGCCAATAATGATTTTATGGTTGGCGATCAAACGATAGCGACAGAAGTTGCGTCGGTTACTACGCGCGAGATTCAAAACATATCAGCGCCTAGCACAGATTTGTATATGCGGGTTGACGTACCCGAAGCGTATCGTATTGATGCCAAACCTTTTATAGAACGTCCGTTTTATGTAGACCAAGTGGAGTTTCCCTCCACTGCAAGTCGTTATTCTTTTTTGAATAATACCGTTAGGTTTATTCCTGGTGATATTGCCAGGTCGAATGAGTCTCTATTAAATATGTTTAAGATGGGTGCCTACGGACGCCCTGACCTAGTTCTAAATATTTCTATGGCCGGTACTATAACACATGCCGGTTGTATTCTTGTAGGAGTACTTCCTCCATTTCCTGTTTTCCCTGTTGGTAATACTAGACTTATCAACACTTTGTTGACGGGACCACATGCCTTTTTGCATGCCAATGAGGCCACATCTGTAGCTTTACCAGTGCCCTGGTATTGTAATACAGACATGGCAACGCTTGACATGCAAGTTGCAGGTTATGTCCC